ATATGCAAACATTTAACGAGTCACTACTACTGGAGAATAATAAATGAAACTAATAAAATATACATTAAATGCCGATGGCACCATACCTGATTATGTAACAGATGGTGGCTATCTTGCTGCAGCAAATAGTAGTGCTTCACCTCAAGACTTAGACTTGGTAGGAGTAGCAACTGATGCTGCACCTCAAACTGGTTTTGCTAATGAAGCAGCACTATTGGCTTATTGCCAAGAAAAGAACTTTGAATTTAAAAACCCAATTACAGAAGAGGTTATACCGCTAGAGACAGTGGTTTCAACTATTTGGTCCAAGTTAGGATAACTAATGGGAATCAGCAGTTTAAAAACAGGCGCTATGAAGCGCAGTCTATTGGTAGGTAATACTGCCTATGTACCCGCAGTAAGAGCCTTGTTTAGCGGAGGCGATAGTAGCGGTGCACTAAACGTAATTGATTATATAAATATATCGTCTACAGGCAATGCCACGGACTTTGGTGATTTAACTCTTGCAAGATGGTACGTGGGAGGTTTTTCTTCTGCAACTCGTGGTGTAGTTGGCGGTGGAAGAGTGGCTGGAAATGCTACTCAAAATACTATTGATTATTTTACAATAGCATCTATTGGAAACGCCATTGATTTTGGTGACTTATCTGCTTCAAGAATGTTTGCAGCAGGAGTATCTTCATCTACTCGTGGTTTGTTCGGTGGTGGATATGAAGATTCAAGTGCTAACCAGGTAAGCAAAATAGAGTATATTACCATTGCCAGTACAGGAAATACTACTAATTTTGGTAATTTAACAGTTAGCAGAGAAAGCGCAAGTGGTTTTTCTTCTCCAACTAGGGGAGTATTTGGTGGCGGTTTTGGTGGTGGCGCTTATAGAAGTACAATTGATTACGTAACTATAGCATCAACAGGAAATGCTACTTCTTTTGGCGACTTAACTGTTTCAAGAACATATCTTTCATCAGGCTCAAATTCGACTCGTGGTCTTTTTGCGGGTGGCTCTGGTCCTAGCGACTCAAATGTTATAGATTATGTAACTATTGCTACAACTGGAAATGCTACCGATTTTGGTGATTTAAGCGTTGCTAGGTCAACTTATGCTTCAGGTACAGCATCTCCACTTAGGGCTGTTTTTCCAGGTGGTTTTACTCCAAGTATGACTGCAACAATTGATTATGTAACAATTAGCACTCTTGGCAATGGTGTCAATTTCGGCAGTATGACAGTAGCAAGATATGGACATACAAGTTGCTCAGATGGACACGGAGGTCTAGAATAATGCCAGTATTAAGTCTTAAGACAGGTACTAAGAGTAGAAGTTTGTTGGTAGGTAATGATGCTTTTGCTCCTGCTGGAACTAGAGGATTGTTTGCTGGTGGTATTGCTACTAGTACTGGTTCTGGTAACAGCATAAATGTAATTCAATATATTGACATATCATCTACAGGAAACTCAACTGATTTTGGTGACCTATCAGCAAGTAGATATACCTTTGCAGGATTTGGTAGCACAACTCGTAGTGTTTTTGGTGGTGGTAAAAACAGTAGCGGTACTAATCAAAATGTAATTGAATACGTAACAACAGCAACAACAGGTAATGCTGTTGACTTTGGTGATTTACTTACAACAAATGCACAACTAGGTGGTTCTTCAAATGCAACTAGGGGTGTATTTTTTGGTGGCTATGATAATTCTGCTGATGTAAATGTTATTCAATATGTTACCATTGCTAGTGCTGGCAACGCAACTGATTTCGGCGATTTAGTAAGGGCAGAGTTTACGAAAACTGGTTGTGGTTCACCCACAAGAGCAATACAGTTTGGTGGTGCTTATAATGGTGGTGGTAATTATTCAGATACTATTACTTATTTTACTTATGCTACATTAGGTAACGCCACATCTTTTGGAACTTATTCAAGTGGCAATAGAGTAACCCCTTCTTCTGCTTCTTCTGACACACGGGCACTTTCTATGGGTGGATATACCGATACTGGTGGCGCAACAGAAGTAAATATAATTGATTACGTTACCATTGCTACTACTGGCAATACTACTGATTTTGGTGACTTGACCGTTGCTCGATACGAAGGTTATGGAGTATCAACTAATACTAGAGCGGTAGCGGGTGGTGGTCTTTCTTTTGGTGGTGGTACTGCATTACGAAATGTAATGGATTATGTCACTATAGCCAGTACTGGAAATGCTACAGATTTTGGTGATTTATTATCAAACACTTACTCCTTAGCAGGAGCATCCAATGGTCACGGCGGATTAGTTTAAAACATTTAAAGTAACAACTATTTAAAGGAGCACTGTGGCTGGTCGTGATATAACCGAATCGTTACCCCTCAATGTTGGTAACCCCGGTATTGCTGGTTTTTGGATAAATAACGCAGAAGACTATGACGTTGCTATTGGTGGAGAACCTTTCATTTTGGCACCTACGGATGTTAATCCGTATCAAAGAGAAACTGCGCCTTATCGTAAAGATCAGTTTGACAACTCCAAAGAACCAGGAGAGCAATCTCTAACTGGTTGGTGGATTCGTTCTCAGTCATCATTTCATGGTGGTACTGGTATTAAGTTTTATGATCCAACTTCAGGAGAATCTACTAACTATAGATTTACCGACTCTCAAGGTGTAGATGTTTGGACAAAGGGACAGGTATCTTTATTAAATGATGTTTATGAAAACCATGAAGTAACTACTGCCCTACAAGCAAATGGTAAGCCTAGTCAGCATGTTCGTTCTATTAGATATAGCGACAGAGATGCCGTATTGCTTCATGATGGATATGATGTAGATAAGGTTTATCAACCTATAACAGCCTCTGTCAGCAATAAAGCCTTAACCTCAAACGTGGCTACATTAACTACCCCTGCTGCTCATGGTCTTTCAGTAGGTATGGAAGTAGTGATTACTGGTGTAGATGCTACCTTTAATGGTACTTACACTATTACTACAGTACCTACAACTACAACATTTACCTATGCTAAAACTGCAACTAATGTAACTTCTGCAGCAGTATCTCCAGTAGGAAGTGCTACAAGCAGTTTAACACATTTTATTGATTACAACTCTGGTTCAGCAGAACCTGTATATGGTATCTGCGATGATGGCACATATGCCTATTGGGTAACCAATACACCACAAGGTGGTGCATCAAAATTGCATATGTATAAAAAACCTTTAACGGGAAATTCTAGCGATACATCTGATGTCGTTACTATGTTTTATGCTACGGGAACTACCGTAACAGATGCTCTATTAGAGTATGTAAAAGATCGCATAGTCATGTCCGTTAATAATAAAATTTTTGAGGTAGCGCCTGATGCAACCGCTCTACCCACTGCTCTTTATACAAACCCTGTAACTACTTATGTTTATACAGGTATTACTGCTTCGGGTCCTGCCATTTATACCGCTGGACACAATGCTATACATTCGACTATTCAAAAGTATACCCTAAGTAACACATCTGGCTCTATGCCAACATTGACTTCAGCAATCGTATCTGCTGAGTTTCCTCCTGGTGAAATTGTTTATGACATTTACTACTACTTAGGATATATGTTGATCGGCACCAATAAAGGTGTCCGTGTTGGCATTGTAAATGACCAAGATGGTTCTATATCTTATGGTCCACTTATTGTGGAAACATCACAGCCTTGCTATGACTTCGCTGCTCGTGATCGTTTTGTATGGTGTGCTACAGGTATTGGTTCATTAGATGCTGGTCTTATCCGCATTGATTTAAGTACTTCTGTAGAGGGTGAATCCTTGAGATTTGCTTATGCTAATGATCTACAATATACTCAAACAACAGAACACCAAACTACTGGTGTGGCTTTCTTTGGAACTAGTAATAATCTAGCATTTTGTACAACTTATAACTCTACTAATGGACACGTATACAGAGAGTTACCTAGTGTTAAAAAATCTAGTGGCTACCTAACTACAGGTGCTATTCGTTATGGAACACTAGAACCTAAGAACTATAAGTTCATTCGTGGCCGTGGTATATTTGCTAATGGTGCTATGGATATAGCAACTGTTGATTCAAACAATAATACCTATGCAGTTATCACATATAACTCTTCTATTGGTACTCCTGAGGCTGCTACAAACAGTCCAGAAGGACCACAGGAGTTTATATCCTATAAATTTACGCTCTCACGTAGCGCAAGCAATACCAGTCTTGGCCCAACTTTCAAGGGCTTTCAGGCAAAATCTCTTCCAGCGACTAAACGCCAGCGGTTGATTCAGTTCCCTGTTTGGTGTTATGACGTGGAAACCGATAGATACAATGTACTGGCTGGATATGAAGGCCGTGCTTGGGAGCGTATCCAAAAGTTAGAAGATATAGAAGCCGCTGGAGATATTATTAATGTTCAAGACTTTACAACTGGAGAAAGGGTTCAAGCCTTGGTAGAGAAAGTATCATTTACACGTAAGACACCACCTAGTGCTCGCTATGATGGGTTTGGCGGTTTATTAACTATCACAGTTAGAACGGTCTTATAATGTCAGCGCAAGATTGGGCAGCATTTGCAGTAGCCATAACCACATTATTTGGTTCTTTAGCATTAGGTGTAAGACACTTAGTTAAATACTATCTGTCTGAACTTAAGCAAAATGGTGGCTCTAGTATCAAGGACCAGGTTAACCGACTAGAGGAAAAGGTAGACACCCTCTACCAGATTTTAATTCAAAATGGAAGACAATAACTGTCAGAATTGTGGCTGTGAGCCACATGATATATGCTGGCCTAAGCAAAATGAATTAAGAGAAAAGTGGTTACAAGATAACCCTGATGCTGGATTCAATGGATGGTGGTCAATATGATGGTAGTAGACATAGCCAAGTCACAACTTGGATACAAAGAAGTAGGCAGTAACAACAATAATATGTACGGCAAATGGTATGGTGCTAATAACCAACCTTGGTGTGCAATGTTTGTATCTTGGGTGTTTGATAAAGCAGGGATAGTATCCAAGGTGGCAGCACAGACCCGTAAGGGATTTGCATCATGCGATGCGGGACTTAAGTGGTTTACTAAAAAAGGCAAGATAGTCCCAGTTGGCAAGGCTCAACCTGGTGATATAGTATTCTTCCAGTTCGATAGTGACGCACAGCCTGACCATGTTGGGATATGCGCCAGTAACGATGGAAAAAAATACCTTACGGTCTATGAGGGTAATACCTCTAGTGGCAGTAAAGGTAGTCAGTCAAATGGAGATGGTGTGTATCTTAGGAAACGTGCCTACTCCCTAGTAATGGGCGTTGCACGCCCTTAAAGGATGGATATGAAAGATCTAATTGCTAAATTGAAAAGCAAGAAAAGTAAGGCTGCATTTAAGTCTTATCTACGTGCTGTTCTAGCATCAGCAGTAACTATGGGATTAGCACTCGCTGCTGACCTCACTCCTGAGTATGCAATCCTAATCGGCTCTATAGCAGGACCTTTGGCTAAATGGGCAGATAAGACCGAAAAAGAGTATGGCTTGGGTACCAAATAAATACCCCTAAATAGCCTTTAAAGGCCGTTTTAAGACACGAAGTCCCCCTACCTAAGGTAACCACCCTAGGACAGGGGGCTTTTTGTCGTTTTGCACGATTTATAATTTTAATATATCTTACCCCTGCGGGAAACCGTGGGGCAGAAACTTCAATTGACGGGTGACGGCAAAAGCCTAACCAGCCTCCCTGACCACTCATAATTTTTATGGGGGGTAGGGGGGCATTTCTTAATTTCAGGGTTCAGGCAGGGCTCGATTGGCGATAGCCAATAGGGTGTGGTAGGGTTCTTTTATGAACGAATTACCTAAACATATATCCTATTCCTCTCTTGGAACTTATCAAGAGTGTGGATGGAAGTACAACTTAACAAAACTACAAGGCGTACCCGAGAAACATGCTGTCTGGTTTACGGGTGGGTCTGCTGTCCATAGGGCTACCGAGATGTATGATCTAAATCCTGGGTTTGCCGAAACTATTTGGAATGATGCTTGGTTTCAACAAGTAAAAGAAGATGAAGAACTAAACGGAGATATGCTTTCTTGGGAATACGCCAAGAGGGAAGATATGTCTTGGTGGTACGGAGAAGGTTTATGGATGCTAGAACGTTGGATAGAGTTTCGTTCCAATGGGTGGGGTGTCTATAAGGACTACATCGAAAAACAGTATGAGGTTCCTTTGGTAGATACTGTTGTAAAGATGGCCATTGACCGAGTGATGACGGATTACGATGGCAAGATAGTCCTTTTAGACATTAAGACAGGGGCGTCATCTCAAAGACACCCACTTCAACTTGCAACTTATGCGTGGGCTTTGCGCAAGATGGATGGCCTTGAAGTGGACAAAGCAGGTTTTTGGGATGCACGCACTGGTCATGTAACCACTTGGAGTCTAGAACATCTTGCTACTCAAGAGGTAGAGCATATCTACTCTGAATTTGATAGAGCACGTAAGGCTGAGATATTCTTGCCTAACTTGTCCAACTGTGGACGATGTGGTGTGCTATCCTACTGTAAGTTTATGAATGGTAAATACACAGAAAAGGAGAAAAACAATGGCTAATGCTAACTTCCAAGTTAGTAGTAAGTTACCAGATGGTCGCATCTTTGTGATTGCTGGTAATACTGCCGATGAGTTCAAGGGTAACTTGACTCAGATATTGGGTGATGTCGGGGCTGAGAATTTAATCTCAACCATGGCAACATCAGTAGAGGGAGTACCTGCTTCATATGAAGAGGCAGTAGGCAACCTTGCAAAAGGTCTAGGTGCTAGACCAGTATCAAGCCCAACACAAACATTTACACCAAGTACTGGACCATCAGGTCGTTCCTGTAAACATGGTGAGATGACAAAACGTACAGGTGCTGGTGCTAAAGGACCATGGAAAGCGTTCATGTGTCCATCACCAAAGGGTACTCCAGACCAATGTGAGCCAGCATGGATCCGACGTACTGACTCTGAGTGGAGTACATTTTAAACAATGAGAACTTTAGCCCGTGCAGTAGGTAGCAAAGATATTGGTGGCGAACCATTACCAACAGTATTTCGTACCTTTGATATCAATAAGATTGTTATAAGACGGGCAGAAGTATCTATGATTGCTGGCACTCCAGGGGCAGGTAAATCAACACTTGCCCTTGCGATTGCCCTTAGGACAAAAGTTCCAACGCTTTATATAAGCGCAGATACTAATGCACATACAATGGCTATGCGTCTGCTATCAATGATTTCTGGTCAATCACAATCCGTGGCTGAACAGATGCTCATAGAAAATGTTGATGAATCACGGAAAGTAATCAACGAAAACTCAGGACATATCTTCTGGTCATTTGAGTCAGCCCCTACTTTGGTTGATTTAGATCTAGAAGTTTCTGCCTTTGAGGAACTATGGGGTTGTCCACCAACCTTAATCGTAGTTGATAACCTAATGGATATCGCTAATGATGGTGGTGAAGAGTTCGCAGGAATGCGTTCTACAATTAAAGAACTGAAATATCTTGCAAGAGATACTAATGCTGCGGTTCTTATCCTTCATCACACGAAGGAATCTTACCCTGGTAATCCGTGCCAGCCTAGATCAGCGTTGCAAGGAATGGTAGCACAATTGCCAGCCTTGATATGTACAGTCGGAAGTAATGCTCCTGGATATATTGCAGTTGCCCCTGTTAAAAACAGGTATGGCAAAGCAGATCCAAGTGGAGATACATCTTTCTGGCTACAATTTAATCCTGAAATGATGGAAGTTTCTGATATCCCTGAAAGAATATGAGTGCTAAGGATATCTGGGAATTAAAACCAGACTATAAAGAGTCCATGGATATACGTGGTGAATCTACCAAGATATGTCCTTGTGGTTCTTTTGTTTGGAAACTACTCGTCGAATGGGATGACGATAGTAATACAATAAGTTCATACTTTATCGATATGGAGTGTGCTGTCTGTGGGACAAAGGCAACAGCCCCAACAGAGGAGAGACTATGAAGAAAAACAACCTGAAATACATCTTAATGTGTTTTGTGGTCTTTGCGGGTACTTGGCATCAACCTGCGGCTGCGTCTATTACGGACGTAACCCGTATGAACCCGATCTGTAAAGACTTAAATTTGACAATTAGTCAAAGTAAAAAACTCGCTAAGAAATATGCATTTATGAAAGTAAAGCAAGTAGGTTGGAATGACCGAGAGTGGAAAGCATTACTCACTCTTTGGACTAAAGAATCTCGCTGGGATTACACAGCAGATAACCCAAAGTCATCAGCGTATGGCATACCCCAAATGCTCAATATGCCTGAGGATACACCCTTAACCAAACAAGTTGATTTAGGGCTGAAGTATATAAAAAAGCGGTATAAAACGCCTACTTTAGCGCTTCATCATCATGATAGAAAAGGCTGGTACTAAGACTAAATGGCCAACAAAAATGGACGCAAAGGTTCTTTGTTTGAAACAACTGTTCTAAAATGGTTACGTTCAAATAGTTTGATAGCCGAAAGGTTAACGAAGGCGGGGGCTAAAGACGAAGGCGACATTGTTGTCATGGCCAATGGTAAAACTTATATCCTGGAACTCAAGGCGACTAAAGCACTCAAGTTGCCTGAGTTCTGGAATGAGGCAGTAGTTGAAGCAAAAAATTATGCAAGTGCTCGCTCAATTAGCGAGGTACCGCCATCTTATGTTATCATTAAGCGTAGAATGGCAGGAATAAATCAAGCATGGGTGGTAGAAGATTTTGACCAATGGATCAAGAAAGTCACAACGTGTAAATGTCCTACCAATTAAGGATATACTAGAACATTATGGAGCAAAGGTACCTGAACGAAGTGGATGGTCATCAATCAGATGTCCCTTCCACGATGACACCCACAAGTCAGCAACAGTCAGTACTGGAGAAAATGTATTTTGTTGTTTCGCCTGTCAAGTTAAGGGCGACACTTACAGAATTATTATGGAGAGGGAGGGACTAAAGTTTCATGAAGCAATCAAGTTCGCAGAGAGAATCTCTGGGCAAAGCAGCAAAGTATTACGCAGCAGCAATTCACGAAGCGGAGGATTACCTCGCAGAACGGGGAATCACTCTGGAGGTAGCGAAGAAAGTGGGATTGGGCGTCGTGCTAGATCCAGTTACGGGTCATGAACAATATGAAAACCGTCTTTCCATTCCGTATATCACTCGTACAGGCGTGGTTGACCTCAGGTTCAGAGCCATGGGAACAGAAGAACCGAAGTATATGGGCTTGGCTGGTGCGAACACACATCTCTTCAATACTAGGTCATTCTTCAAAGCGTCGTCATATATTTGTATTTGTGAAGGTGAGATTGACACCATCACGTTGGATTATGTTTGTGGTTTACCTTCGGTTGGGGTCCCTGGCGTGAATAACTGGAAGAAACATTACACTAAATTGCTAGCAGACTTTGATAAAGTATTTATGTTTGCTGATGGAGATCAGGCTGGACATGACTTTTCTAAATCATTAACCCGTGAACTTCCTAATGTAGTAACTGTACAAATGCCAGAGGGTGAAGATGTTAACTCTATGTATTTAAAGCATGGTGTTGAATACTTCCAAAACAAGATAAGTAACTCACAATGACCGTATTAATTCCATCAGAAGAAGGCTTTAAGTGTGGAGACTGTGACTTTAAGACCGATGATATATTCATGTTCTTGGAACATTGTGATGTATCATTTAGTTGGGGTTTACGTTTAAGCAACAGATACAGTATTGATTTATTTCCACTTCTTGAACAGATTAGTAAGCAGATACAGCATGGCCACTTAGAGTGTGCTGATGCCTTAGTTCAATCTTTAGTCCTATCATTAGTTAATGCATCTGAGGGTGAGCAGTCTTTCCATAAGTTTATTAACGAAGCCAAGACTATGGAAATGACTAAAGAAACTATAGACAGTATAGAGGAGATGCTCAAGAAATATGGCAAAAGTGACGAAAATAAATAATAACATTCCTGATCCAAGTGACTTTGAGATAGGTGTATGGGAAACAGTAGAAGAACTTGTAGATTTATTGCTGTCTAAGCATAAAGATTACGGCCCAAAGAACATAGCAAATGCACCAGGTGGTGCCATCAATGGCCTAAGAGTTCGTATCCATGATAAGACTGCTCGTATAAATAACTTATATGACAGCGTTAGGGATATGGCACCTGAACATGAACCTTTCGAGGATTCATTTAAGGACTTAGCAAACTATGCGATAATCGCATTGTTGGTACTGAGAGGAAAATGGGATCAATGAAATGGTTACTATTAATTCCAATTGCTTTTTGCACTTGGTATTGTATTACAAATTTTAATAGCGTTTGGAGAAATAAATGATAAGATACTTATTAGGCAAACCATTTGAGTGGTTAATGCGTTTGTTCTTTAAGATACATCTTGCTATAGATGGAAACTCAGAATGGTATGTACTCAATCAAGGAGAACTTGATACTATCGTTGATGAAGTCTTAGAAGGCGAACTATTTAGTATAAGTGATTATGTGTTTGATGATATGGATGCTGATTTTGTATGTGAGTGTGAAGAATGAAAATATTCGGACCTTACAAGGGAAGTAAACAAAATGGTGGTCGTCCTATTTACGTAATTAAACGTAAGAAAAAGGATGGAAGCACCGAGACAACATCTACCAATAAAGCACGTCTTGATTACAAGAAGGCTACTGGTAAGAAGTTGAAACGTAACCAAGAAGTTGACCATAAAGATAATGGTGGACGTAAAGGTAGCGACAAGATATCTAACCTACGGGTCTTGTCTAAGAAGAAAAACGTGGGCTTAGAAAATAAGAGACGAGCAAATAAAAAATGAGTAAAGCAATAGTCGTGGTCTCAGATTTGCAGGCACCGTTTCATGATGTAGATGCGGTGAATGCACTCAAGAAATTTATCTATGCCTATCAACCAGATTCAGTAGTATCGGTTGGAGATGAAATAGATTTCCAAAGTATCAGTCGTTGGGCAAAGGGGACTGAACTTGAGTGGGAAAGATCAATAGGTAAAGATAGAGACACAACTGTTAAGTTACTAGAAGATTTAACTATTGATACCATTGTACGTAGCAACCATTCAGACAGGTTGTTCAACAAGATACGCTCATCTGCTCCTGGATTCTTAGGATTGCCAGAGTTAGAGATTGAAAAGTTTCTTAAGTTAGATGACTTAGGTATCACTTACTATCATGGACCTGTAGAGATAGCCCCAGGTTGGCTTCTTATGCATGGTGATGAGGGTAATGTGCAACCAACAGCAGGTGCTACTGCTCTCGGACTTGCAAAGAGAAGTGGTATGTCTGTCGTGTGTGGACACACTCATCGTATGGGACTGGCTCATTACACTCAGGCTTGGGCTAATGGTTCTCGTGCTATATGGGGTATGGAAGTTGGACATCTCATGAATATTAAGCATGCAAAATATATTAAAGCAGGACTATTCACTTGGCAACAAGGGTTTGGTATCTTGCATGTGGATGGTAAAAATGTAACTCCCCAAATTGTGCCTATTGTTAAAAATAGTTTCACGGTTGAGGGCAAGACATGGCGATGGTAAAAAGATTTATCGAAGAGTATGAAGGTGTAGTTTCATCTATTGCCTATGAGTTCTCTCGTAAGTATCGCATGGTAGATGTTGATGACTTACGTCAGGAGTTATGGCTATGGTTTCTTACGCATCCAAACAAAGTTAAGTACTGGCATGATTCACATGACAGCAAGCAATCCACCAAACTCGTTGCACGCTCATTACGTAATGCCGCCAAAGATTACTGTCAGAAAGAGAAGGCTAAGTCGGTTGGATTCCGTGTAGAGGATAACTATTATTACGATAAAAACATGCTAGAATCGCTGATTCCTGCTGTTTTAACGGGTAATCGTGAGGCTCCTGTCATGAATGATTTGAGTGTGACTAACGTAAAAAAGGTTGCATCTGAGGGCAATAACTGGCCTGCAATCTGCTCTGATATTGAGAAAGCAATTAGTAAATTAAACAAGGAACAGCGAGATATTGTAATCTTGCGATACGCAAGCGGACTTGAGTTAGGCGCAATAGCCTCAGAGTTATCTATCTCGCAAGATGCTGTACGCATGCGTGTAAATAGAGCATTAAAAAGTATGTTAAATTTTCTTGGTGGTAACTATCCACGCAAGGAAAGAGATTTTACTGAGGAAGAAGTAAGCGTGAGTGTGGAAACTGAGTTAATAAACGAGGAAATCACGGAGGACACAATAGATGAGGACGTGTGACAGCAAGATATGTAATAAACCAACACAAACTTTTTCCCGTGTGGCTCCCGTGTGCACACGTAAGGGTGTGTGATACACGTGATCTGTAGTCCATGTCAGCAGGGTGGCACTATGAATTCGTATGGGCGTGAGGATTTAGCACACGAAAGACACAGCGTTTGTGAATACGCAGATTGCGTGTGCCAGCATAAGGTCGGTAATTGGGTAATAAAAAAACCCCCACGCAAGGAGTCGTGAGGGTTTCTTTACGTGATGTTAGACGGACGTCACTTGCTTAATTTCGGTACTCTTAACTATGAAGTAATCACGCAACTTGTGGTCTATTAGATTTTGCACGTTACATATACCCTCGAAATGAATATCAATTCGTGTGGTAAGTTCTAAACGTAGTACATATTTTTCGGTCATTAGTCTATCCTCTCTACCTCTAGTACACGCTTGACTTCGGCTTCGTCTAGCGAATAAACGTTCCACTCATTAACTGCATCGAGGGCTAAGTACACGGCTCTCTCCACGTCATCACACGTTATGTCTTGATAGACACTAACCATGCACTTAGCCTTTACTCGATAGGTATGTAAATCACTCATTTATTCCACCCTTCTTTACGTAGCAAGCATGGCACGCAGGGATATTATCCTGTATGCCAGCCTCTCGCTGGCGCTTACAATATCTACACATCATAGCGCCACCGAAAGTATTGCGCATAAAACTCCTAGCGTGGTGAAAGATATCCACGCTATTATACGCAACTGTTCCCACACAGTTTCCTGTGTGAACTCATCATTATTGTAGTTCATTTTCCCACTCATCTCTATCGTGTATTCTAGGCACGATGTTTATATCTAGTGGATTATCATACGTGAAAGTCAAACTTGTTGTTTGTATATTTCTCGCACGTTGTTCCTCTCTACGCTCATACGTATCTAGGTTTGCCCATATACCTACGAGATCAGTCCATTGTAAGGAATACTCTAAGCACTCCTCATACGCAGGACAGTTTAAGCATGTGCTTCTTGCACGCATGGCGCTAGGTGTGTATGAGTATCTATCACGAATACCCTTCCTATCACCACGCACAAGATCAAACTCAGGGAACCAATCATCAGGTGTGTCTGAGTTTGTACACAATGGTTCGTTCTTGAACTTAGGAAAGAAACTCACAGCATACCGCCTTTCATTAGGAATACACGGAACGAACATTTAGCATCATCTCCCACACATGGGGCATGACGCTCAGCACCACACGAAGCACAAGGGTACTCGTATGGATTATCTATATCGAACTTATCGCTAGGCAGAGGAGAGTACCTAGCGCTAGTCCTATCTGTGCTTGGTGAGTAAGTTATCTTCACACGTATCGGGCCATCAATTTCCCAGCCTTCCTCGATGTGAAAATACTCGCCAGCATTAAGCATGATGGTTGCGGTTTGGTTGCCTGTGCGAGTAGTTTTCCACTCGACATTATCCCAATCACACACCTTCTTGCGTAGTGTAGTAGCCACTTAACACCCCAATCTTGGACATGCCACACGAGTAGCAGTAGTTTCTTTCCACGTTGTAATCGTGTACGGGTACCCATATAGGTACATCACACTTGTAGCAACGTGTGTCTATGCACTTAGCGGTTCTCATTTTCCAACTCCTTCTCGTGTCCGATTTGTCCAGCCTTCTCACGATAGGTGTGCGCCTTGAGTAGCCACCTGCTGGCGTCCACCATGTTGCGCTTACCTATCGCTATTTCGTAGTGCTTGTAGCACATTTCAGCCATGCTTGCGTGTGCCCTTGCTGGTGGTTGCTTTGCTATGCGTTTCATTATAGCCCCCATGCGTTTGAGTGTGTGGTGTCAGGTAATTTACCGCTTGGCTTGTAGCACATACATATTTCTGTGTGCATATCACACCATTGACACGTTAGACACATTGGACATATTGCGTCCTTCTCTAGTCTGTCCTCGTCAATGAGTGCATAGCAACCTACACATGGGAACACACCTTCCGTTTGAGTGCTGTAATGATCGTACGAAGGGTAGAAACTATCGTACGCTTGACTGGGTATCCAGCGTGAGTAGCCGTAGTCAGCCTTGCAACTATCGTTTGACCACCACACTTTGCTCTCGTCCTCTGCACCCTTGTCTGAGTGTATGAGATACATTTGATACTCGGCACGTGGGTCAACTGTGAGTATGCACAACTTGGAACCTGACGTGTACTCCTCGACCATGTTGTACATGTGAGGATTATCGAGTGCCTTAACACCGCCCATTGGGGCGAGTACGTCCTCGGTAAAGATACGTGTGTCAGAACGTGTATCACCTGCTGGAATATCTATCGGTAATACGCCATTGTGTGCCAGCACAGTTTGGTTATCTACCACGTAAAACGGGTGGCAGTTAGCAAGATTGGTTGTGCCATGTGTGGCATAGCGAGCATGCCATAGTGCGTAATCATCGGGATACTTTGCACGCATCTCGAGAAAACGATTGACAGCATCGTCAGGGTTCATCGTGTGTTCCACGATGATGCGCTTCTCGCTGGATACAACGATTGCGAAGCCGAAGCCGTCAGGATTATTTATCGCAGAGTAAGTTAACTTCTCTCTCGATGGTAGTACGTTGGGTGGAACTACGCATAACATACACATTAGTTATTCTCCTCGTCTATGTGTGATGATGGTACTAGCGGTTTGTCGAGTGAACTTAGTGCGACTTGCACGAAGTTTGAGTACTTGGCTTGATTGTCTAACACGTAAGCCATGAAGCGTATCCATGAGAACTGCTTATCTCTTGGGTTAATTTTCATGGTACGTGTGTACTCAATGGCAGAGTGGATAAACTCTACCGCAGATAAGACACGCTCTTTCTTGAGTGAGCCTTTGAACACTCTGATTTCGAGTGTGTGATCGTTTTGTATGTTGATTGCTTCATACCTATCAGCCGATTGTCCGTGCTTGACCTTAGGTACTAGGTGCCCTTTGTCCATAAACCTTGCGTATGAACTTGAGCGACCTGCTATTGCACACACTTGAGCGCTGTTATCGTAAACAAGTTTTTGGAAGCGTAGTTCGTGTGCCTCGTTATGCTTGCCGTCTTTACGAAACGCTGTGCGAGATACGTGAACATGTAAGCCACATGTATCTGTATCCCATGAACGGAAACCTTTGTTGCGTAGGACACGCAAGAAGTTCCAGTTTAGTTTTTGTACTTCCTCGAGTGAGTGTGGGTGAGATACAATCTCGAAGCCGTCATTGAGTGAGCCATCATGCTTACAATACACTCGAGTTCCGAGTGTTTCATACACGATCTCTGCACCTGCGCCACAAGACCAGTTGTCCTTATCCTCAACCTCTAACTCGATACCGAAGTAGTAGTCATCGTGCCCGTAGAATACAGGGGTTGGCTTGTACGAGTAATCGTAGATACCTGAACTATCACGATAACACTCGTGATCGTCCATGTAATCCTCGTTTGTCATGTATCCACACTCATTACACTCGACTTCCTCGTCATAGCACTCACGACATAGATCACGCTGGCGCCAATCTGAGTAAAAGGTTTCATCGAAGTAATGAGCGCAGTTATCGCATGAGTGTACATCATCTGCATCTGAGCAGATAATCGCACAATCTCCGCATATCTGACGACCATTGTAGTAATACGCACTATAACGCCTGTTAGAAATAAACACTTCATGGCACATATTACACGAGAACGAGCATGACTTATGGATTAAGACAGGCTCATTGGTTGTGGAACTGCTGTGTGCATACGTAGACTCTATCAACCTACGTGCTACAAAATCACCTTCTTGGAAAATAAATTCACCACAAGTACACATTGTACGTTCCGATGTGTCTTGCGGAAAACTTCCGAGAGGCATGAGTGTGTCTATCGAGCAGTTATTGTACACGCTGGATATAACGTTGTCGTTATTTACTACGAACGTACGTATGCAACGCTGACATTTGCTCACAACCAGCACGTTGCCGTAGCGTGAGTAAGAGTAAAACCTGCCACTCCTACCGCAATCGCAAGTTCCCCAACCTGTGTGATGAAGTACGATGCTGTGGATAGCGACAATTTGCTCTTGTGGAAGCGAGGCATACCAATCATGAGTGGATACTTCCTCGTGATAGTATGCGCTGAACGTACCTTGCGGTATCTCTGGGGGTACCTGTGTGCTAGGCATGGGCTTCCTTTCTCTTGTCTGTGTGTTTCATGTCGCAAACTGCGCATAGAAACGAGTACATACCATCGTCAGCGTAGCGAGTGATTACCGCCCACAACCCTTTGATTGGGGCGTGATAATCACAATCCGTACACTTGAACAGGAACTTTGGTGCTTTGTTGAGCCTGCTCATGGCTACTTCTTGCCTGCTCTTAACTCACGTACTTGACGTGTGAGCCGAGCATTTTGTAGTGCGGTGGTGGTGATGAGCGTGATACTTAGGGACAAGGCGATGATTACCGCTATGCCGTCTGTTATCTCGATATACATGTGGTTCCTTTCGTGATGATAAAGAAACCCTCTCAAGCCTACGAAGGAAATGAACTAACCTCGCCTGAGAGAGTTTCTTGGTAGTCTTTTGACCACCGAAAACCATCATAGCAGATCAGTTTTTCAGCATCAAAAAGCCCCAAAGAAAGAAAGAAACCTGTACGTATGATAGAAAATCTAATCAAAAGCAGGTTGCAAACGAGGGCGTGTGCGTGCTTGAGCATGGGACAGCAAGGTATGTAGTGCGTGTACGTGCGAGATTTCGGCTGCATGTGCGTGTGTACGACAGCGATGTATGTAGCACGTGTGCGCTCAGGAGTATCCGTAAATACGGACAAATCGGACAGTACGCTCACCACGGATAGGGCAGATCATCACCAACACAAACCAAAGCCACCGAATAGAAACGGACAAACTAGGACAAATCGCCTCACTTTCACGCTCAGTTTTTGATATTTGCCTAGTTTTGATATAGGCTTATCTCAATGCTGAAAACCTCAGCAGGAAACCGATCTCGAAAGGATCAAAAAATGAACGCACAAATCAAAGAGTTAACAGAGCAATTACCAGTTGCTTCAGATGTTCAGAAGTCAATCGCTAACCGCTTGGAAAGCGCATTAACTAAAACTGGAAGCGCATCATCACGTTTACGCATGGCTTCACAATCGCTCAATGCGTTAGCAAATAAGTACGAAGCGGACACCGATGAAAACGGATACGCAGATTTATTTGCACGTATATTTGCAATCGGCGCCGAGATAGGCGTAGATAACAAGAAGCCAGCAACCGAGAAAACCAAGCGTGAAAACTGGCACGATGCGGACAGCGTAGAAGCGAAAACAATTCTCGCCACCAAATCCCCAAAGAAGCCACGCAAGACCAAGAGCGTGGAGTCAGACGCAGTTAACACGCAGGAATTAATCGATGCGTTCATGCGTGCGATAGCGAGCAGATAGTCCACCGACACAAACTAGCCCCCGTATACGTGCGAGCGTGTGCGGGGGTTTTTTAATGCCCAAAAATCGTCGGGGCTCTGCCCCGAACCCCGCTGGGGGACACCCCCAGACCCCCGAAGCCCTGAAGGACGCGCCCAAAAGCGCGACCCCAGTGCTTTAACTTCGCTACCGCTCAGGGTAACACTATCAGTTCTAATTTTTTTCAGATCATATGAAGTCAGTAATTTATACTACTTTCAAACACGGTGCGTTCGGTTTACCCCTACTGAACGGGTTAGTATATATGTACCGTAAAACGAGCGTGAAGTAAATAGCGAGTTTCTCGGAGCGCTTATTGCGCTCCTCGTTTAGGGGGTAGTGAGGCGCCTAGAGGCGCCGAACGAAGGGGGATCTTTATGGAGGTTATATATGGGGTTTAAAGAGGGCGTTGAACACCATAGCGTTATAGCACTCCGTGAGGCCAAGGCTAAGGTTATTGATCTTGCAAGGCAAGGTCTATCTATTCAAGATGCTATTATCAGGGCTGGCAGAAAACCAGATGTCCTGAAAGACTGGAAGAAAGACTCTAAGTTCATGACTGAACTAGAGAAGGCAAAGGATGAAGGCCAGAAGGCTCTCTCCATTGTCTCAGGTGATGCTAAGTTTAAGATTGGCTTTGAGGAGTTCTCAAGGGAGTTCCTAGATAGCCCAATCTTCCCCCACCACCAGAACTGGATTGATATCCTTGAAGGTCGGGTACCTTCTTGGCTGCATGATGTGATGGTCTATGAACCAGCCTCTGCTAAGCGTCTACTAATTAACGTGCCACCTGAGCATGCTAAGTCTACAGTCATCACAGTCAACTACTGTGTATATCGGATCGCTATGAATCCGAATGTTAAAATTACTATTGTCTCCAAAACCCAAGAGCGTGCTAAAGAGTATCTATACTCAATCAAGCAGCGCCTCAATCATGAACGCTGGTCCAAGATGCAAGCCATCTATGGAAGCGCTGGTGGTTGGAAAGAGGACTCAGACTCTTGGAAGGCTGACCGCATCTATGTGGCTCGTGACTCTACCGAAAAAGATCCTACTGTACAGGCTCTAGGTATTGGTGGTCAGATCACTGGTGCTCGTTCAGATCTAATTATCCTTGATGACGTTGTGACTACTACCAACGCTCATGAGTGGGAGAAGCAATTACTCTGGCTACAGCGAGAAGTTATTACTCGTCTTGGTGATGCTGGTAAGTTACTTATTGTAGGAACACGTATCGCAGCAAATGATCTCTATCGAGAGATACGTAATCCTGAGCATTGGTCTAGTGGTAAGACACCCTTCACCTATATGAACATGCCAGCAGTACTTGAATTTGCAGATGACCCTGAAGACTGGGTTACATTATGGCCCAAGTCCCATATACCATGGGAAGGTTCCGAGGAAGAGGTAATACCTGATGAAAATGGGCTCTACCCAAAATGGAATGGCCCCGCGCTATTTAGGCGCCGAAGTGAAGTTTCAGCCTCTGCCTGGGCTTTGGTTTATCAACAGCAAGACATACAAGAAGACTCTATCTTTCCACCTGGCTGTATACAAGGCTCCATCAATGGGATGCGTAAGAGGGGCCCTCTAAAACCAGGGGTACCAGGACATCCTAAAGAAGCAGGTTCGTATTACACCATCATGGGCTTAGACCCAGCGATGAGTGGTAGAACTGCAGCAGTAGTTATGACCGTGGATCGTATGACACGTAAACGGTACATACTAGATGTTGAGAATATGAAAGATCCAACACCTGCAAAGATACAAGAGTTAATTGAGGACTGGTGCGTAAAGTACAATCCTCAAGAACTAAGAATTGAGACTAATGCACATCAGAAGGCTTACGCCTTAGACGCAGATCTAAACTCATACCTAGCCTCAAGAGGCATTAGATTCTCAAGTCAATTCACAGGTAAGAACAAGTGGGACACATCTTTTGGTGTAGCCGCAATGTCTGGTCTATTTGGCACTATGCGAAATAACCTGCATCAAGATAATAACCTAATAGAACTTCCTTCTCAGGAAGGCTCTGAGGGTATTAAGGCTTTAATACAGCAATTGATTACTTGGAAACCTGATACTCGTGGTCCTACAGACTGCGTGATGGCTTTATGGTTCTGTGAACTAAGAGCCCGTGAAATAGTAAATAATGGAAATATTAATCAAACCCATGTTAAAAATAGATGGGCAACTCGCAAACAACTCGATAATCGATTTACTGTAAATGTAAACGACTACGAGATGTCTTCGTACGAATAGGAAACTAATGTCAGTTAATATTGAGGCTATCGCTCAACGTGTCGATAATCTAAAATTACGCCACGCATCTAGAGATGCTCGTATGTCCGATATCCTTGCAGTCCGTAAGGGTAGGATGACAGAGGTATTCCCTGATCTATTCCCTGAGGGAATGAACTCAGCGATGGTTGCTAACTTCGTAGATGTAGCAGCCCGTGATCTTGCAGAAGTACTTGCTCCACTTCCATCTTTTAATTGCTCAACAACTAATACTACATCAGATCGTGCTAGAGCCTTTGCTGATAAGCGTGGAATGATTGCTAATAACTATGTTTACCAATCACGTCTACAATCACAAATGTACTGGGGCGCAGACTGGTATTTCACTTATGGCTTTTTACCTATCCATGTTGAGTTAGATTGGGAAACACAACTTCCTCGTATTAGAGTAGAAGACCCAATTGGTGCGTATCCTGAGTTTGATAGGTTTGGCCGTTGTATATCATACGCTAAACGCTATATGAAAACTCTTGGAGAGTTAGCAAATGAATACCCTGAGTATTCTGGTGAGATACTTGGTCAACTAGGTTATAATCAAAATACTAACTCTGTTGTAGAAATGATTCGCTATTCTGATAAGAACGATATCATTCTATACGTACCTAGCCGTGGTAACTTAGTATTAAACGCAGCAAAGAACCCAGTAGGCAAGATGCTTACATTTATTGCTCGCAAACCCGGTATTGATGAAGAACCACGTGGACAGTTTGATGACGTTTTATATGTACAGTTAGCAAGAGCACGTTTTGCTAATCTGGGTATGGAAGCAGCAGAGAAGGCTATTCAAGCCCCTATAGTTGTTCCTAACGATGTAATAGATTTGCCTATGGGACCTGATGCGATTATTCGTACATCCCAACCGCAATCCGTTGGTCGAGTTAGACTCGATATACCAAACGCTGCTTTTCAGGAGCAAGCGGCACTTCAGTCAGAAATGCGCTTAGGTGCTCGTTATCCTGAAGGTAGATCTGGAACTATTGACGCTAGTGTTATCACTGGTCAAGGTGTTCAGGCTCTACTAGGTGCCTTTGATTCACAAATCAAGGCTGGACAAACTATACTAGCGGAAACTTTTGAAGAAGTATTAAAGACTTGCTTTGAAGTTGACCAAATAGTATTTGACACAGAGAAATCAGTTAGAGGTGTCGCACAGGGTACTCCGTACGAGTTAAAGTACATACCAAGCAAAGACATCAAGGGCGACTCTTCAATTGAAGTACGCTATGGATTGATGGCTGGTCTTGACCCATCTCGCGCTCTAATTTTCTCACTTCAAGCACTCGGTGCTGAACTAGTATCTAAAGATTTCATTCGTAGAGAACTTCCTTGGTCCGTTAACGTTACTTTGGAAGAACAACGAATTGAAATTGAAAAGATGCGTTCTAACTTGACCGCTGCTATCACAGCAACTGCGCAAGCAATTCCTGCTATGGCGGCCCAAGGGCAAGACCCATCACCTATGATTAAGAATATTGCTGACGTGATCTCACGTACACGCAACGGGGAGAGCATAGAGAATGCTGCGCTAGCCGTATTCACGCCTCCTGCACCTACTCCGCAGGAACAGGCCATGGCACAAGCGCAGGCAGGAACGGTTCCACCAGGTTCACAAGCCCCAGTAGAGCAGGCTCCCCTGTCCCCAGCCACTCCTGGATCCGCTTCTGGTGGAACCCCACAACAAGGTGCACCAGATTTGATGAGTATATTGGCAGGTTTACAAAGATAACTTAGGTAAGTAGGGGACAATGACTGCAATTGTAGGGATTCAAGGTAAAGGTTGGGCTGTTTTAGCAGCAGACTCTATGACTACGTATACAGATAAACCTTATGTAGCCAAGGGATGCGACAAGATAGTTAAAGTTGGTGAGTATTTAGTAGCAGTTGCAGGTGATGCAACCGCTGGTGATGTACTTTACAACGTTTGGCAGCCACCTAAAGTAATTAAAACTCAAGAACCTGATCGTTTTATGATGATTAGAGTACTTCCCTCTATAAGACAAGTACTCACAGAAGCAGGATATGACCCAAATCCTAAGAATAACAAAGATGAAGATGCTGGTTGGGATGCTTTAATTTGTTTTAATGGAAAAATATACCAAGTTAGTGATGATTATGGGTATATGCGTGATGATAAAGGTTTATACGGTATAGGTTCTGGTGGTTCCATAGCACTTGGTGCTCTAGCAGTAATGGATAATGAAACTAAGACCCACGCTAAAGCGTCATCTGCCGCTAAAAAAGCAGTTAATGTTGCAATTCAATATAACATCTGGTGCGGTGGACCAGTTAATGTAAAAACACAGTTTACTAAATAGGAGATATTATGGTGAGAGAAGTTATAAGCGGAGTTGGCGCAGATGCCAAACGTGTTGATTTGAATAACTCCAACAAAGTGACTGAACGTGTAAAAAAATTACAAAGAGATGCAAAGATTCAGAACGCTACAGGCGGAACTTATAGCCAGGCTAGTCAATTACAAGACTTAGCATCAGGTGCTTCAACTGAAATGCCTCAGGCTGTAGTTGGTGCTACTCCTAATCCTAGAACTATTGCTTCAAGCATACGTATGTCTTCATTAGATCAGATGAATGAGAACCCAGGCCCTATTACTGATGGTGCTCCTGGAAATACTCCTGGACGTCAACCTGAAGAATTACCTGGTCCTGTTGATGGACCTGACAACAACGCTATTCTAGCCCGTGCTATGTTCATGATGGATCCAACTCCTATGAACCGCAGATTATTAGAGTCATTCCTTCAAGAAGGTCGTTAATGTCAATAGTAGATCCTCTGGTATCTTCTTGGAACAAGTATAAATATACAAGTTTATTTGATACAGATACACGAACAGGTAATTTATCTACCCTTGTAGATCAACAATTATCTGGTCTTGACCCTGCCGTAATACAAAATTATAATTCGCTTTTAGCAAAGTTTCCTAATCAAAGTAAAGACTACCTTCTTAGTGCTGCTAAGATTGGTTTAAATTCAACATCTAAAGGTATTGAAAAACTATCAGCAAACGATGGTATCAATCAGTTAAAGCAAGACTTAATTAACGTTGATAGCATTAAGAGTGAGGCTGAAAAGAATAAAGGTTTTAGACAGGGCGTTTACAGCGTTTTAAAAGGTGTTACTCGCGCTGGATTTGCTACAATACAATCACCTTATCAGTACATCTCTAACGTAGGTAGAAATATCTATGCTAAGGCTAAAGGCGAGATTAGTACAGGACAGTTAATTAGTAATGTTTCTCTAAGTGAACTTTACGGAGAAGAAACTAATTTAGGACAACTTCTACGTGCAACTGCTGGTGCAGTTACTGGTAAAGGTCCAATTGATACTGGTTCTGGATTCTTTGTTGCTCCTGAGAGCAAGGTAGGCGCTGCACAGGCTAAGGCTATGTCCGCTTATGGACGTGTAAATGGTAAATCATTTACTATAGGCCGTGCATCTATGAATGTTTTAGGTGCTGATCCAAACAGTACTCCTTATCGTGTAATGTCAGGTATCGTTGATGGCGTACTTGCTGTCGGTACAGATCCAACTCTATGGGTTGGCCCTGGTTCTGTAACTAAAATTATCCAAGGTGGTAAAGAATTACAGAAAGCCAAGACTGCTGCTCAAGCAGTTCTTGATGAAGTGGATGCTGCAAAAGCAGCAGATATTAAGAATTTAAGTAAGCAAGAAAAACAATTAATTAAAGAACGTGTAGGTAGTGAAAAGAAAGTACGTCGTACTTTAGATAACTCTTACATGAGGGCTGAAAGAGAATTAACTAAGACTCAACAGTCTAAGAGTAATGCTATAATTAAGAAATTAGAGAAAGCATTAACTGTTGGATTCTCTCGTGGTACAAGAGTAGAGGGTGACCCAGAGGTTGTCGCTGCTATTGCAGATGGAAGTATTGGCGATTTCGTAACTGCTGAACTTGCTGCAAAGAAACCACAAGGTGTTATTGATTCTATTGCTCAATTAGAAGCAGATCAAATTAACACAGGCGAAGCATTCGTTGGTATCTTTACTGAAGACCTTCCTAAACCTGGAAAGTTACAATTCGGTGCATATACGGACAAAGAGTACATTCTTACTGGTTCAAGTAAAGAGCCTCTAGATGTATATGACATATCTAAGACCTATAAAGGCGCAACTCAAGACGAGATAATTGAAGAGTCTGCTAGACGTGCTAATTTCTGGGATGAATTACAAGGTGAACTTCGTAATCCTGAGATTAGTGATGATTTAAGAAAATCATTAAATGCTTATGTTACAAAAGGTGCTGAGGGTAAACTTGGTCCTAAAGCATCTATGGATGATATTCTTTCTAATGCTGGAGCCGAGAGTGTTGCCACTCTTATGGCCAGAGCACTTGCAAGTAAAAATGAAGAATTAATAATAACTGTATCTAACGCTATTGAAAATAGTTGGGTAGCAGATGCTTATAGCAACGTCCGTGCTATCAATGGTGGTATGGGTGGAGTTGTAATTAAGAATGGTGAAAAGGTCGGAGCACGCAGAGTAGGTGTTACTGACACTATTACATCATTAACTGGTGATGCAGCCATGGGTACTAAACTAGGTGCTAAACTAGTTGAATCTATTAAGAGTGCTCAAGATGAAATTTTAGAGGCAAACGCCGCTTTAGAAAGTGCCAAAGCAGCACGTGCTGGCATTGATGGTAAGTTAAAAGAAATTGAAGTATTACGTGACTATGCTGCACAAGATCCAGAGTTAGTTGCTCAGATACTAAATGATCCTGAGAACATTGGTATTGCCAAACTTATGGGTCTTGAAATGGACATTGCAGATACTCAGTATCTAAAAGAGTTCTATAGATCTGAAGTTGGATTAGTTGATGGCTTTGGTGGCGGAGCAAAAGGTGATTTAAATAAGGCTGCTACATATTTGCTAGGAAAACGCTTTGCTCAAGTAGCAGAGGTTGTAGCAAAAGAGACAGACTTCTCTCGCTTACATAGATTATTTGGCCGTAAATTAGATGCCGAGATGACCAAGGAATTGGTTACTGCAACTACAAGTGATGATGTAATATCTATATTCTTAAAGCACTTAGCAGCACCTACATCTGATCCAAAGGTATTCCGATCTTTAGCCCTTAGGGGAGAAGCAGCAAAGTTAGCCAATAGTCCTGTATTTAAAGTTGTTCCATCTATTGCTACTAAAGCAATTACTCAGGTGGAAAAAATTGAAAGAGGGTTTGGTCGTTACTTTACCCAATCTGTAGTATTACCTCTTGATGATATTGATAGACTTGTAAATGGTATGGAAGACTGGATGTCTTCTGCTGGTATTTCAGATGAGATCATATCAACTACAATTAATAGAATTGCTGCTGCACCTTCCGTAAGAGAACGCTCTGGTATTGTATTTCAAGAAATTGAAAATGCTCAGGTCGCAATAGCAAATAAACTTGCACCTAACGATGAAGAACTTGCTAGCGCAGTACGTGATGCATTCCGTGCTACTGGCAGAGAAAATGCTATTATCAAACAATATGTTGCTGAGAAACTAGCAAAAGGTGAACTTCCATCTCTTGATGGAGTATTCATAAATGGACAATTAACTACCCATACGTTTGCTGGTGACCAGGCTATATTTGAATATCAATTCCTAGATGATGTAATTAGATTACCTGATACTAGAGATATTAAGAAACTTATAAGCAAATATAATGATAATAAAATTAAATATGGTGCTAAAAATGCTTTAGATAACTTTAATGCTGTAATTGGCGATAATTGGAGAACTGCTCAACTAGCATTCCGTGTTGCATATATCATGCGTAACATTGGTGAAATGCAGTTCCGTCAATATTTTTCTGGGCATGATTCATTATTTAATCATCCACTAGGTTATATAGCAATGATTGCTGGTAGTCAAGATGGCGGTAAGGTTAGACAATTACTTGGTAAGATGTCTAAATACGGTAATGATGTCAACGGTAATAAACTTATAGGCAAAGATGCAGAAATAAATGCATCAATTTCTGAGGCCGTGGAAGAACACTTTAACTTTCTTGCTAGAAATCATAACTCAGGTGATCCAAGATTTGCATTTGTAGGTAAAATATATGAAGCAATTGGTATTGAAAGTGATAAATACCACGTTGGTTTATCTAATACTTTAATTCGTGCTTACTCTGATAGACTTATACCATTAGTTGCTAACTATGCTGGCGGTCCAGAAGATGATTTAGTTCGTCTTTTAGTTGAAGGTAAAGGCGAGAAGTTTGCTGGCATATTAGAAGATTTAGTAAATGGTGGCAGAAACGGTGTTACATCAGGTGACTTTGCTACTCTATTCTTAAGAGACCAAAAGAAAGTAGAAGGAAGATATAATCTTTCTCCTGATAATATAATTGCAGAAAACGTAAAGACTTACTTATTTGATGCTGAATCTACAGGTTCTGTAGCACGTTATGTTAATAACGTTATTGGAACTGGCGCTAAGTCAGTAGATATGCGTAGACTTCTTGCTGATGGTCAAGTTATTGTAAATGGTAAGAAAATTGAGATTCCTTCTTACAAGAAGGTTGGAAACATTAATGACTTTGCTGACGAAGACGGTGCATTTAAGACCCTTATAGCCCGTAATTTTCCTAGAGAAGATATGACTGGTTCTACAGTTATCCATGTACGTGATAAAAGATTTGGTCAACTTGAAGGAAAGTTTTTACTTGAGGCAGTAGAGAAATTCTTTGATATTTCTACTAAGGTAGAAAACGTAGTTAACTTTTCTCCTGAATTCCGCATGTCGTACTGGGACCATGTAGGCCGTTATGTAGGTATGATTAATGACTCTGCTTTAAAGTCTTTATTAGTTAATGCCCAGAAGTCGTTGGCACCTTTAACTGTAAATGGAAAAAGCATAAGCATTCGCCGTCATCCATCACTACGTGCTATTAACAAAGAAATTGCTGCCCGTAAAAAGGGCAAGTCAGTTACTGATGGAATTGACCTAGAAACAATGAATTCTATGGCTGCTAAACAAGCATCTAAGTATACTAAAGATTTATTCTACGATGCATCTAAGCAACGCCAATATGCTAATGCAATGAGAATTATATTCCCATTCGCACAGGCACAGTTCAATACTATGTACAAGTGGAGTCAACTCCTAAAGGATAATCCTGTACAGTTCTATAAACTAGGCCGTGCTTACAATGCATTAACTCAACCAGGCTCTAGTGCGATCTATGATTTAACTGGAACTAAATATGATGAGAACCAAGGCTTCTTCTACAAAGATGAATTTGGCGAGACTCGTTTCCGTTATCCATTAGCAGGTAGCATTATTGGTGCTATGGCTGGTAAGAATCTTGATACAGCACAGGCGCTACAAATTACTGCACCTGTTCAGTCATTAAACTTAGTCTTTGGTGCAGTCAATCCAGCAATTCCTGGCATTGGTCCTATGGGGCAGATAATTTATGCAGCAAGTGGTAAGTCTAAAGCATTTGGTCCTGAGTGGGATGCTATGCGTCAGATCATATTCCCGTTTGGTGAGCCAAGTGGTATTGATGATTTATTACTTCCAGCATGGCTTAAAAAATCATTCTTCCTTGCTATCAACAATGATACTCAAGTAGAACGTGGTGTAAAAGACTGGGCTTCGTATCTAGCATCTACTGGTAAGTATGGAGAAAATCCATTAGCAAATGATGCTGAACGTAATCAAATATTTAATGATGCTCGTGGCTTGTCTCGTTGGACAGGTTTATTTACTGCATTCTTCCAATCAATTGCTCCTGCAACTCCTTCTCAAGAGGTGTTCGCTAAGGACAAGAACGGTGCTTTAAGAACTCAAAGTTTCTTATACAGCGCTTATGACCAGATAAGTAAAAAACATCCTGGTGATTACTTTGCCGCTGTTGGTGAATTCTCTGATACATTTGGCATTAAGAACCTATTAGCAGTTCTTGCTGGTTCCACACGAAGTGTTCGTGGTACTGGAGATGCTTGGTCGTTCTTGAACAAGAATCCAGATGTTGCAGATAAGTACGCTACAAAGGCTGGAGACATCGTTCCTTACTTCTTCCCTGGTGGAGAAGCAGCAACTGCCTACTATAACTGGCAGAAGGCTACAGGCCGTCGTCGTACTCTACGCCCTGAAGAGTTAGAACAATACGCTGAAAACATTGTTTACCAAATGGCTAAGTCTCAGATATCTGAAGAACAAGCAGCCATGGGTTATAGTGATGTTTGGTATACTCAGGAAGTAATAAAACTAAATGACCAATTTGGTGGAAATGCTCCTGTTATGGCAGTTGATATTGGTTCGGCAGAAGAAAAGATAGCAAATGTTGGTAGAGCATTAGCAGAGCCATCATTCCAAGAATCTCCTATCTATAAAGAAACTGCTCAATTCTATGCAGCATATAAAGATTTAGAGAAGTATCTTCAAGAAGTTAGAACTACTGCTACTCCTCAAATGGGTGCAGGATTCTGGTTTGCCAAGGAAGAGGCTAGAAAGTTAGAAGATTTAGCAACGCAATTAATGATTAATAACCCAGCATTTGCTCGTATGTATTACGGGGTGTTTGCTTCAAAACTGAAGGTTGAGGAATAAGTTGTCAATTAATCAAGGACCACAGTATTTATCAGATGCTGCTAAACTTGCTCAAGTACAAGCAAAAGATTCATTTGAGTTAAAGTCACAAGTCTATACTAATCCTGCTGCTTATTCTTATGCTATAGGTAACTACCTATTAAACTGGCGTAATGAACAAAGTCCAGTACCTGGGTTCATTAACAAGTTAGACTATATCCAAGCATTACTACGTGGAACTGGTTTATCTAAGGATACTACTCCTAGAGGAATCATTGGAAACGATGACACTAAGGCTCTACAAGAAGTATCTAGAATATCCCTTCAAAACGGTATTCCATTTCTTGATACCCTTAAAGAACTATACTCTACCAAGAGTGTAAATACTGTTAAGTTTAGCAAGAGTATTGCTACCTCTATTAAGTTACTAGATGATACAGATGCTAAGTCTCAACTATCTAATGCATACTTCCAGGCTTATGGAGAATTTCCACCTGAAAATGTAATAACTGAATTTAAGAACCTACGTAACATTGAGGCTAAGAAACAACAAGCCAAGAGCGTAACTACTATGACCACCCAGGGTGATGTCACTAGTACAAAGACTACTACCTTTGATGAAGGATTTACCAAAGAGGAACAACAACAGTTCCTTGCCAACTACCTTGTTAAGAACTTTGATGTTGCTACAAGTGATGGTCTCGGCGGTCAGGCTAAGTCGCTGTATGACCAAATCGTTGGTGTACATAAAAATAACCTATTAACTGAACCAGACCTACCTGCAGTTGCTGGAGTTATCAAGAATGTTCTTAGTGCCTCAGATGACAAAGTTGCAAGCGAAATATTAAATCAATACTTTGGTCAACAGAGAAGAATTGCTTCTACTAAATTCCTAGGTATTCAAAATAACCTTATTGGTGGTGACGATGTTATGACTTATGTCAAGCCAATGCAAGATGGTCTCATGAAAACCTTTGGTCGTAATGTTGCCGCTGATGATAAATTAATTGTCAGCGCTTTAAACTTCAAAGATGAAAAGGGAAACTATCGCCCTATGAACGATTTAGAATTAGACAACCTGGTAATGAGTGATCCTCGTTTTGCCACTAGCCCTATGGCTATTCAAAGAGGTACTGCTCTAGCCGAAAAACTAGCCAAGGAATTAGGTAGATAATGGCAACTCCTAAGAAACCTACAACTGCAAATCAGCGTGAAGATAGAGTTACCGCTAAACCTACGGCACCAACACAAACTATTAATCTTTATGGTAGCCCTGCATCTATTGCAGCAGCCAAGTCTGCTCCCGTAGTAACTCCAAAGTCTAATACAAAATCTACTGGGAAAGCAATACCTAATGCATTTGTACCAGCAGTACCTTCTGACCAATTTGTTGGACCAATTCCAATTGGAACTACTAGAACTGCAACTGGTTATGTGCCTGGAAAAACTGAAACTACAACTAAGACATTAGTTAGTCGTATAGCCAAGTATGATTCAAAAGGTAAAGTAATCGGATATGATTTAATCTATAGTGATGGATCTACTGGTTTTGAGCCAAATCCTTCCTATGGTCAAGAAGAAGAGACCGTAGTAGGTACTACCGATATACAGGTTATTAAGGCTATGCTTATTGGTAGAGGATTTCCTTCTAGCCTAGTGGATAGTTCAGTTACATTTTTAACTGATTTATTAAAAGATGGCATAGATGCAGATTCTGCTATTGATATTTATTTAAACACTAAGAGTTATACAACCAAAAAAGGAACTGTATTAAACTCTCCATTCTACTCATCATATGGTTTTTATAACGATGCTTTAGCAGATAATGCTAAATATAGTGCATCTGAATTGTTTAACACTGTTGAGGGATATAAGGGTGTAAGGGACAAATACGGAATTAGCGATAAATTTGTTAGCCAAGATTATATCCAAAAGTATTTAAAGAATAAACGTAGCGTTGCTGATTTAGATATGCTTGCTAATACTGCTCGCCTAAAGGCTATTAGTTCAGACCCTGCAATTGTTGATACTTTGAAAAAACTTAACTTCATTAATGGTGCTCAAGATCTTACAGATTTCTATATGGATCCAAATGTTGGTACTGAAAAGATGCAACAAAATATTAATACAGCAGCCTTTGCAATAGAGGCAGTTCGTAGAGCCAACCCTGCCGTAGGAGTTGCATTTGATAAAACAACTGCTGAGCAATATGGTGCTGCTTTAACTGCACAAGGACTTAGTGAAGCACAAGTAACTGCATTAGCCTCTAAGGGTTATGAAAACATTGCAGGAACATTAGAGCCTATGACTAAGTACTCTGGTATTTTTGAACGTGCTGAAGGTGCTACCAAGCAAAGTATTCAAACAGAACTTGAAGCGGAACAATTTAAAGGACTTGAATCAGAACGACGTAAGAGACTTGCTGAATTGGCTGCTAGAAGTTTCCAAGGATCAGCAGGAACGACTTCTCAAAGCCTAAGTACTGGAAGTACATTAGGAGCAATCTAACTAGAATCCCGACATGGATCCATCGGCCCCATGCGGCGTATTAGACCGATAGTACGAGCCAATATAAATGCCCCTATCTATATTGAGGCGTACGCCAACTACTAAGAAAAGGGAGAGGTTGCTATGAGCAACAACCGCGAAAACTACTGGGATGAAAATGAAGAGGAAGATGATGTCGATATGGCAACATTTGATTCTGATACAGACCTTGTAAAGAAACTACGCAAAGCCTTAAAGGTGGAGCAAAGACGAAGCAAGGAACTGGAGTCCTCCCTAGGAGAACTCACCAAGTCCCAAAGAGAGCGGGTTTTGAAGGATGTATTTGCATCCCGTGGCGTAAACCCAAAGGTTGCCACATTCATACCAAATGACTTAGATGCTTCTGAGGAAGCGATCTCAGGTTGGTTAGAGCAGAATGCTGATGTATTCGGTATTCAACTACAACCAAAGAAAGAGATAGATTCTAAGGATGTCGCATCTCTGCGACAAATGGATAATGTAACAACTGGGGCTTTATCCCCCGACAAAGCAGAAGACATGAGCATAAGAATTCAGTCTGCTGAATCTGCCGAAGATATTCTAAACCTAA